CCGATAGAAAACCTGATTCAGGATTTACTACTACCAAAAAATTTCAAGTAGCTACTTTTAAATCACAGGCTGGTTACGAAAAAAGAAGATTACAGTCTAGAAGACCTTTGAGAGCCTATGATTTAGCTTATACTAATATAACTGGCGTAGAAAGAACAGCTATTGAAAATTTTTATAATGCTAGAAGCGGAGATTTTGAATCTTTTAGTTTTGACTTGTCACACTTAAATGAAAGTGGTACAATTACTACAAGATTTGAAGGAGACTTACAAATAAGTCAAGTTTTGTCTGCAGGCACAAGTCTAACAGAAAACTTTTATACAGTTAGTTTTAAACTCCAGGAGACCTATGACTAATGACTGCTAGAAATTATGATGTAGTACTAACTGTAGCAAATGCTACAGATTTTAGATCGGGTAATGCTATAGTAGGATCTACTAGTGGCACTGTAGGTTATATTGCTAATGTAAATGCTACTACAAAACAAATAAAAGTTAAATTAAATAATGTTATACAAGAATATACAACTACTGAAACAGTAACTTCTAGTAGTTCTATTGTAGGAGGTTATTTTGTTAATACTACTGTATTTACTCCTGTACTAACAGTTACTAATATAAGCGCTGCTGTAGCTGCTCGTACTGCAGGAACATATACTATAACTACTACAGACTGGTCAAGTAATGGCGATGGTAATAGTGCTACTTTTTCTATAGTAGTTGACGGATCTGGAGCTGCTGCTGTTACTATTACTGCAGGTGGTGATAGATTTATTATAGGCGAGACTATTACTATTGCAGATAGTAAACTAGGTAGCGGCGGTGCAGCTGCTTTAACCTTTAATGTACAAACTATAGGTGGAGTAAGTGGTCGTACTATAACAATTACTGATATAACAACAGACAACCCTGGTGTTGTAACAGCTGCTAATCATGGATTTACTACAGGAGATTCTGCTAGTTTTGCTGGTGTAGTAGGTATGACAGAAGTTAATGGTAATAGTTATACTATTACAAAAATAGATGAAAATAGCTTTAGTATTGTTGATACTTCTGCATTTACACCCTATACACGCGCAGGTAGTGCAACTGTTCTTCTTATACTAACAGTTGCAGATACTACAGAACTTCGTGCAGGATTAGTACTTTCGGGTACTGGGTATACTAGTTCACAAACTATTACAAGTGTAGATAGCTCTACTACTTTAACTATATCTAAAGCTGCAGACAGTGTTCCTAGTGGGGTTTTAGCTTTTATAGGTGGTAGTACACTAACCTCAATACCTTTTATTGCTAATGTGTTTATAGGTAGTCAACAAACTGCTACAACTACTATTGCGTCTCAATTACCTAGCCCTTTTATAGCAGAAAAAAATGCTTTTACACAAAATCCTATAGTAAGACTATATGAAATATACTACCCAGGTGAGTGGTTTCCTATTGATAGATTTGGAAATCCTACAGAGGATGGTGATGGTAGAGCATGGCCAGTAAATTTTCCTTTAAAATTTGCAGACGTAGCGGGTGATCTAACAGCTGATTTACAATATAACGTAACCTATGACGGTGATTCTTATATACCTTTTCCTGTTGATATATCTAACATCTCTCAAGGTACTGATGGAAAAATCAATGAACTTAATTTAACTATTTTTAATGTAGACAATATTATATCAACTTTAGTTGAAGATCCTTTTATTGTAGGTAATAATATAACTTGGTCTTGTGTAGCTAATGTTAATGGTAATCCTTGTCATGGAATTGATCCCAGAACTATTAACGCACTACCTGCAGATGTAGGTGTTGCAGGAGAGCAAGCTTTTGATACTTTAACTAGAGCACGCGCTAATGGTTTTAGCTATAGTGATACTATAGTAGGATACTATGGACAAGCTAATGCCTCTTGGAATTATGAACAAACTATAGCTTCTGCAGCTACTGACGGTACTAAAGGTGTATGGAGAGCACTTAAAGATGATTCTAGAGATTTACAAGGAGCTGTAGTAAATATTAAAACTACTTTTGCTAATTTTCTTGATGTATGGCCTGAGCATAGTAGTGTTAAATATGTTTCAGGAGATGTTATAGAAGTACAAAATTCTATGCCTTATAGAGTAGGAGATACTATCAAATCTGCAAGTAGTACTAATACTGCAACTATAAATACTATAGAAGAGAATAGATTTTTATTTATAAGTAACGCATTAGATCCTAGTCCTAGTGTTGGAGAAAATATTTTTATAGTTAATGCAGATGCCGATAGTGAATCTTTTATGGAAGACAGATTCAAAATAAATCAGTTAGAATCTTTAGGAGAAACAACGGCATCATTTAATTTAGTTACTTGGTTACAATATTTTAAACAAGTAACTCCTAGACGTAAGTACTATAAAAATACTTGTCAATGGCAATATAAAGGTGAAGAGTGTCAATATCCTGGTCCTGCTGGCGGTACTATACCGGGAACTACTCTTTCTGCTAATACTAATCCTATTACTGTTGATAATACAACTGCATCTGGTCCAGAAGGAGATATATGTGGTAAAAATATTCTAGCTTGTACTCTTAGAAATAACTCTATACACTTTGGAGGCTTCCCTGCAACAGGACGTACAATCCCCAAACAATAAAATTAAAGGTTGTATACTTCCTTGGATGCATATTTTTGGAGGATTAACTGGTAATTTTTATTTATGTTGTCATGCAGAATTTCAAACAAATACTACTATAGTAGGAACCTATGATCAATCCTTAGGTGACATATGGAATAGTGATCAATATAAAAAAACACGTTTAGATTTTTTAGAAAATAAGATACCAACAGAATGCATAAAAGCGTGTTATGCTAAAGAAAAACAAGGTAGTGGTAGTAATAGATTACAAGTAAATAATAGATTTATAAAAGATGCATACCTACAGGCACAAACTAATATAGACGGAAGTTTAGATAATAAACCTACATATTTGGATATTAGATTTGGTAATTTATGTAATTTTAAATGTAGAATGTGTGGTCCAGATGCTTCTACTAGTTGGTATAAAGATACATTAGAAACAGGATGGGCTAAAACTACAGATCATTACACAGATAATGAAAATTTCTGGACAGACGTTCCTCAATTTATTCCTAACCTAGAAGAAGTATATTTTGCAGGAGGTGAGCCTTTTATACAGGAAGGTCACTATAAAATGCTTACATTACTTATAGAATCTGGTTATGCTAAGAATATACATATAAGTTATAATACTAATTTAAGTTATTCTAAATTTAAAAAATATAACTTACTTGAGCTATGGGCTCACTTTAAAAAAGTATCTTTATGGCCTAGTGTAGACGGATATGGAAGTCGCGTAGAGTATTCTAGAAAGGGATTATCCTGGTCTAAATTCGAAAAACATGCTATTATGTTTAAGAACAATATAACTACTATAAGTGCTGTTATAAGCATATACAGTATAACATCTATGCCAGATCTTATACTTTGGTGTAAACGTAATAATTTTGATTTTTATGGTACAACATTAATTGAGCCATCTGATCAAAAAGTTACTTGCTTGCCTAAACAAGCAAAACAAGATATAATAAAATTATATAAAAAATTTACGTATGATTATAAAAAATTACTAACTAGGCATGATCTAGAACAAATTAAAAGTTGGCTATCTTTTATGGTTAGTACTGATGATTCTTATTTACTGCCTATATTTAAAAAAGAAACTGAAAGATTAGATGTATTACGTAAAGAATCTTTTATAAATACTTTTCCGGAGTTTGCTTCATGGTACGAGACTTTATAGGATTATCTCATTCCTATGATACAATAAATTGTATTACCTTAATTAAAAACTTTTATTATATGAAATTAAATTTAGAATTTTCTTTGCCAGAATACCCCCATTCTAAGCTATGGATTAAAGAATTTACAACAACTAGTATAGATAATTGGGCAGCTCAATGTGCTAAAAAAGTAAGTTTGACAAACGCTAAAGATTATGATGTAATAGCATTTAAGTCAGAAAAAACAAATTTAATAATACATTTTGGAATGTACTTAATGCCATCTAAAATGTTACACATCGAAGAAGGGGGAATTTCGCGTGTGGAGACTCTATCAGACTATTGGGTAGAGAATATACATTCGATTTATAGACATGACAGCTTGGTATAATAAATATAAAGATTTTCCATACTTACATTTAGGTAATAACGCAGAAACAGGGATTGATTGTTTTAATCTCTGTAAATTAGTGTATTTAAATGAATTAGGTATAGATATTCCTTACACTAGCGATCACTTTTGTAAGATAGTAGACGAAGATTGGTATAGTAAGACACATGAACGCTATTTTGAAGTAGGAGGTGCTGATACCGATACTTATGGTTGGAGGAAGGTTAAAGAACCTAAGCTTTATGATATTATAACTATGAGTTTAGGTGCTACAAATGTAACTAATCATTGTGCTTTATATGTTGATAGAAATAAAATGCTACAAACTATGATTAAACATACAAGCTGGGTTGCTCCCTATGGAAACTATTATAAGCAATATACAACAGGGATATACAGATGGAAAGATTTATAAAATTAACTGAAGATATGAACGCTCATGCTTTAAGAGACTATCCTAGAGAATGTGTAGGAATTGTGACTAATGATTTTGTTTATATACCTTGCATAAATACATCCCCATACCCAAAGGATACTTTTATATTAGATCCTGCTGCTTTAGTACAACATGACGGTAATATATGGGGTATTTTTCACTCACATCCGGGAGATGAAAATCCTATACCTAGTAGAGAAGATAAAGTAAGCGCAGCTTTTCAAGAGTATAGATTTTTAGTAGGTTTTAATAATAAATTTTTTATATATTGGCTAGACCATAACGTAGACGCACTCATTTTTGATGAGTTTAAGGAAGAACATCTTGTTAATTAATCTTAAAATACATTCAGCATATAATAAATTCTTTGAAGAAAAAATATATTCTTTTGATGCTTATATTGCTATGGATATTATTTATTATCTTAAAGGAGTACATCCTAAATTTTCTAAATATATAATACAAATTGGTTCAGGAGAGTCTGATGAGTCATTTTCTTTAGTAGATGATAACTTAAAAGAGATTACTGAAGATATGCTAGAAATTAGGCATCTTAAAGAAGGAGAAACTATACATATAGTTCCTAATATTTGTGGTGGCGGGGGCGGATCTGGTAAAAAAATGTTTATGATATTTGCTCTTGTAGCTCTTGCTATGACTCCTGGTGGACAAGCCTTATTATTAAGTGCTAAAACAGCTATTGCAGGATTAGGTACTGCAGGTGCTGGAGGTTTAAGCTTCATGCAAACTATGGGTTTAAATATTGGTATGTCTATATTAGGTGCAATGTTTACTAAATCTCCTGCAGCTAGACAACAACAAAAAACAACTGAATCTAGTGTAAGAGATAATGGAATGTTTGGTAGTCTTACTAATAGTTCTGAAAGTGGTACTCCTATAGCTTTAATATACGGACAACACAGAGTAGGTGGTCAATTTTTAAGTGGTTATATAAGTTCTATTAGTCATGGTAGTGGTGATCCAATTAGTGTAGGAGGACAATTTGATGGCGTATAGAAATTTTACAAACTATGATAATACTCTTGTTCCCCAAATACGAGGAGCAAAAGGCGGCAAAGGTGGCGGCGCAGAACCTTATACTCCTATAGAAAATCCTCAAAGTTTATTTTCTACAGATATTCTTTTTGTAGTTGTTGGGTTAGGTGAGGGTCCAGTATATAGAATTAATCCTAATGGTCCACAGGATATAGAACTTGCAGATAACTCTATTGATGATTTAGTTAACTTAGATGGTAATGGTGGTGAAAATACCAAAAAATTTAAAACTTTATCTACTACAGGAACTACAACACAAGGTAGATTAGATGTATTTGGCGAGACCGTAACTACTCCTCAAAACTTTGCATCTCCTGTTAGTCTTAAAAGTGGTAGCAGTGGTATACCCGCTTCGGGAGTCACCTTACAAGAAACTTCTTCTAAAGACTGGGATGCTTTAGAATTTACATTTACTATTGGATCTTTACAAAGAATTACTGATAAAGGTGATGTATTAAATCATAGTTTATCTGTAGCTATTGACGTTTTTGACAGTACCGGAACAACTAAAATTGCTTCTGGATCAAGAGGTGTTTCGGGTAAAACTACTGTTGCTTTTAAATTTATGATAAAGATACAAATACCTGAAGAACATAAAAGTATTAACGGCTATAGATTTTCAGTAAGAAAAACATCTGGTGACTCTTCTAGTTCAGGTACTACTGATGATATTAGATTAATTTCCTGGAATGAGATTGAAAACTCTCCACAAGCATACCCTAGAACTGCTCATGTAGGTTTTGCATTAAAAGCTACTGATGAGCATAATGGTATTCCTAGTTTTACTAGTTTGGTAAAAGGATTAGTACATAAAGTTCCTTCTAATTACAATCAGCCTACACTATCAACCGGTGAAATAGATTGGAGAATGCTAGAGTGTCCTGCAAGTGGTGATGAGAGTCCTGCAACTGCTGGTTATTTTTTACAACAATCAGGAACTGTTGTACAAACAAATGCTAATATTAATATATACAAGGGAACATGGGATGGTAGTTTTGTATATTCTTGGTCTCAAAATCCTGTATGGATAATTTATGATCTACTTACTAATAAAACCTATGGATTAGGTATGCCAGAAGGTAATATTGATAAATATAGATTTTATCAGATAGCTCAATACTGTGATGCCTGTGATGTTACAACAGGTAACTTTGTAGGAGTAGATGGTATTGCTGATGGTACTTTTAGGAGTAAACCTAGAAATACTTTTACTGCTAGTAGAGAAAATCAATTAGGTATTAGACAAGGCACAAAAATACGAGAACGAAGATTTACTTTAGATACTATAATTGCTGATCAAAAACAATCATTTGACACCCTTAACGCGTTAGCTGCTAGTTTTAGAGGAGCTATAATATATGCTCATGGTAAAATAACTCTAGCCTGTGATCTTCCTGATGAAACACCTGTTATGGTTTTTAATGAAACTAATATGAAAGAAGGTTCTTTTATAATAGGAGGCAATAAAGAAAGTGAAGTTTTAACAGGTGTTGATGTAAGTTATGTTGATCCTAGTAATCACTATAAAAGAGAAACAATACGGATAGACCAACTAGGTAGTAATGACGGTATTTCAAAAACTGAAATAGAGAATATAGAGTCTTTAGATGTTCCAGGAGTTACTAGGCGTAGTCAAGCTCTTAGATATGCGCAATATCAAATAGCTTCTTCAAGGTACTTAAAAAGAACAGCTAATTTTACTACAAGTACTGATGCATTACAATTAGTACCTGGGGATGTTATTGCAGTCTCTCAACAAGCAACTGGTGTAGCTTATGGCTATGGCGGTAAGATCAGAGCAGATTCTCCTATAGGTACTAATAGTAATGTATTTATAGAACACTATACAGTACCTTCCTTATCTTCTACTAATTTTACTGCTAATACTGGTCCTTTAGTTCTTAGAGTCATAAAGTTAAAAAATGATAGAATAGATACTTATATAATATCTAGTACTATTTTTACATTATCTACTACTGATGCAGTAACTAGCGGTGTTGATGAAGGTATATTAAACCCTCTTAAAAGATATAACCCACTTACTAGAGTTTGGGATAATTATCTTGCTTTTACTGCTGATACTGCTCCTTCTAAAGGAGACTTATGGACTTTTGGAGAAATAGAATCTGAGGGTGATATATATAGAGCTAAAAGTGATAAACTATTTAAAGTAACTCAAATAGATAGGCAAACAGATACTAATGAAGTTAAAGTAGCAACTGTAGAATATATTTCCAACGTATATGTAGATTCTGATAAGTTTATTGATTATAAACCTACTGCCTATACAGATATTCAATCTGGCTTAAGTGTTCCTCCTGTTCCTAGTTTTAAATTTATTAAAAGTGCTAGAAGACGTTTAGACGGTTCTGTAGTCATTGACGGGTTATTAAGAACTGCAACAGAAATTGACGGTTTTGGTATAACTTATTCTACAGATTATGAAGTATCTAAACCCTTTCAAGGTACCTTAGTATCTAACGCTCAATTATCTGGATCTAGTAGTGAAAGTATAACTATAGATAATGCTGCTGCTCTTATAGGAGAGATAAATCCAGCAAGTATAACCGGTAAAAATGGTTTTTCTAGTGATATAGGTACAATAAAAGTACTATGCACTGCTGTTAATGTAGTAGATACTGTTAGTGGTACTGAAGACGGTAATATAGAATTTACTTTACAAGGGTTTGGTCAAATATTTGATGAAAATTTTGTTACTGATATACTAGATTCTAATGATACAGCTGTTTTTGGAGCTTTAAAAGGTAGTGATCATATTACTATACCTATTAACGAAAAAGAAGCTACTCAGGGTTTATTAAATTTTGTGGGTTATGCAGGTACTATCACACAACTTAGCCAACCTATAACAGGGTACACACTTGCGACAGATAAAGTAAAAATTGCAAATAAAAATACAGAAGGTGTAACTTTAGTTAATAAGATTCCTGACGCTCCTTTTTATGTTACTCTAAACCAACTTTTAGATTCTAGACATTACTCTAATAATAGTTTTTATGTAAGCGGTTATGAAACTACTTATGTAAAAGATGGTACATTAACAGCTAGTACTCCTACTACTATTGAACTACCTCTAAGACCTAGAGATCCTAAATTTGTTAGATTATTTGTAGATGGATTAGAAAAATCTAGTGGACAATATAGTGTTAATCATACAGATCCTACTGTAAATGCTACTATAGCGTATACAAGTTCAGCTACAGATTCTGCTTTTAGAGCAGAAGTAGATTATTATAATGTACCTGTATTTGAAATAGGTGATAATGTTCAATCTTCTCATTCTAATGTATTTAGTATAGCTACTACTAGTTATGACCCAGTTTCTCCTAAATATAATGTAGCCTTAACTGCTAATTATATATACAGAGTACATACTGCTACAACTCCTAAAGCTAATTTAGGAGGGTTACAATTTACTAATATTTCCCCTAATCCTTTAGGATCTATAGGTAACGTAAATGGCGGGACAGGTACCTTTGACTATGATACTAGTGAGTTTCCTGGCAAATTCCATTTAGCTAATAATAGAGTATACCATCTGGAGACAGGTACTGAGTTTGAAACTGTATTCTTAACTGAAGATCAAATTATAAAAGATTTAGGTTTAGGTGTCACTACAGTAAGAGCAAGAAATAGAAGTAGAGGAGGAAGACTAAGTCCCTATAATACTAAATCTTTGAATATACAAGATATACCTATACAAAAAGTAGAAAATCTTAATGCTGTAGAGTCTTTATATCGTGAACAAACGGGTGGTGTTTCTGTACGTGTTACTATAGAATTTAGTCATATACTTCAACAAGAAGTAACAGACTATGAAATATCTTATAAACTAGATGCTGTAGATAATGTAGGTGCTGATGATGGAGGTACTGATCTAACATCATTTAATACAGTAAAAGTACCTGCTACTGGTGTAGATGAAGACGGTAAGATTAGATTTACAGTAAACGGTGTTAATAGGGGCCCAACTAGTGGTGCTAAAAATATAGTATTTAGAGTTATTCCTTTAAATAAAGATATAAGAGGTATAACAGCTACTATAAGTAAAAGTATTATAGGTAAAACTGCTAAACCTGCAAATATATTTAATTTTACTGGGGGACAACAAACTGATCAAATTACACTACTCTGGTCTTACGCACGTACTGTAGATGGAGAACTTGCAGACATTGACTTAAAAGAAGTAGTTATAAGAAGACTTCCTGGTACTATTGCTGCAGGTAGTGATGCACAGAACTTAGATAATTTTGTTTTAGCAGATGATCTAGTTACTGTATCTGCTGGTACTGCTAGAAAATCAATTCCTATTGATACTTTCGGAGAGTTTACTTATCTAGCTAGAACCAGAGATACTAGTGGTAATTTTAGTGATGATGTTAGAATTATTACATTACAAACTTCTCGTCCTGTACGTAGCACTGTTGTAGCTGCTTATAATGAGGATGATCCTGGTACTAATTTCACTATCATCACAAATACAAATGCTGGAGAACCCAATTTTCCCTCTTTTACTTCTTCTGTTACAGGAGGTTTAGTTTTTGATAAACCTCCTGGCGAGGTAGAATCTAGTGCAGTAGATAATGCTAATGGTACTTCTAGTGGTTGGTCAGCTACTGGTTCTCTTACTGATTTATTAGCTGCAGGATCTGGAGAATATGTAACACAGATTAGAGATTTTGGATCTGTAGTTACTGGCGCTGTATTTGTGGATATTGAAGCTACACAAGCTGTAGAACTAGCTTGGAATGACGGTAAGATAACTTATCTATCTGGTGTAACAGAGGTATCAGGTACTAGTGGTGTTTTAAAAGAAGTTCAATTTGGCGGACTTGGTCATGTACTGGGATTTAGTAATACTGCTGTAGTAAGTCCTAGATATGACTCTAATAACAAAACTTGGATGACTGGGGGTGTTGACGGTAATGTATTTGCTATATGGAATGATGGACAATATACTGGCAATGTAATAACTATCACAGGAATTACTAAAGCTAGTCCTGCAGTTGTAACTACAGAGGGTGCTGAGCATGGATTAGTAAATGGTAATAGGATTATTATTCATGATGTAAATGGTATGACTCAAATAAATGATAGAGAACTATATGTTAATAGAGTAGGTGCTACTAGTGTTCAATTATATACAGATGCTGGCAGAACCTCTGCTCTTGACTCAAGTGGTTTTGGTGTGTATACGTCTTCTGGTATTTTAGATCAAGGAGATTATGCAAACTCTAATTCCTATGCTTTAATAGCTGGGTTTATAGATGCTGATGAAATTAGACTAGGAGCTTCTTATTTTGCAAATGGAGACGCTACTGGGGGAAATGCTTTTGCTAATATAACAGGTGTAGCTTCTAACTATAAATTAGTAAATCTTAAACAGTATAATGATACAGGATCTGGAGATACTTTTGCGGGAACTTTAGGGGCTATATCATCACAAACACAAATTAGAACTACTACAGTAGCTGATGCAGATTTATATTTTGCTAATGGTAATGTGAATATAAATGAATTTGTTGGTGGAGCAGTTAATCAGGGCTTTCAAACTTATCAAGCGGGTAGTAGAACCTTTAGACAGTTTCAATTAAAATTTATACTAAAAAATGATCAACCCGAAGAATTTGACTTTACAATTGACAAATTTAGGTATACTATAGAGAAGGATACAGTCACTTTTACTGATACTACTGTTTATGATGCTACTACTAAAACTATTAATACCAGTAGTGCTGGTTTCTTAACCAGACCTGTTATAAGTTATGCATTACTAGGAGATACTACTTCAGATGCCCCCCATACGGTGGTAACTACTGCTGCTAGTGCTACGGCTATAACATATAAAGTATTAAAAAGAGATGGAACAGCTGGTCTAACAGATGGTTCCTTATCTGTGATGATGACGGCAACAGGAGTTTAAATGGCATTAACAGATTCAAATACCTATACTGAACCAACTGCGGGTACTTCGTTGAATGCTTCACGTACTCAGTATAATAATTCTATGCGTTCTTTACTTACTAATTTTAGAAGCTCTAGTCCCCCAGATACAGTAAATATAGTTGCATCAGGATCTCCTATTGACGTACCTGACGGTACACTTTTTGCAAGTACTGAAACTAATGCTTTATATATATCAGACTCTATCAGTAAAAAATCTTCTCCTGTTGGTGGTAATTTTACTAGGAATGGTATAGGCCATCGTAATGAAAATGGCATTGTCGCTATGATGGCTAATGCTGATAATTACGAAATAGGAGAACTGGCTACTACTGTTAGTTCTGGAGCACTTGCAGGTAATGCTAGATTATATCTTGTCACTGCTAATAACAGAACCGCAGCTGATTTTATTGATGTAGGTATACCTCCTACAAATGGTTCTATTGTTAATACTATGATTGCTATTAACGGTATTACGACAGATCGTGTTAATTTAACAGGAGGCAAGGTTACAACAGCAGGTCTTAGAGTTAATGATCTTGCTACTGGCGGAGGTAAGACATGGTATCCTGAAGCTGGTGCAGTAGGTAATGCTCAATTACAAATATCAGGAGTTAGTTCCACTGCTAATAGTGCTATACTTTTTAATTATAGTAGTAGCGCTTCTAACGTATCTTTAGCTCATGAGCCCGGACAAACCGCTGTAGCTAGAACGGGTTTAGCAGTTATAAAACAAGACGGTACTTATACCGCTATGGCTGCAAATATAGTACTATCTTCTGCAATCCAAGGTTCTGGTACAGTACCTGTACCGTTACTACCTGCAGGTAGTATTGTTGTTACTGGAGGGGCTGTTCCTGCAGGTTGGTTAGAGTGCGATGGACAAACTATAAGCAGAACTACTTATGCAGCTTTATTTGCTGCTATAGGTACTGCATATGGAGCAGGTGATGGATCGAGTACTTTTCTTGTACCAAACTTTGGAAGTAAAGTTTTAATAGGTGAATCCTCTGACTTTGCTATGGGTCCAGGGGCAGCAACGTTTGTTAGTGGAGGTACTATTACTACTGCTTCGGGATCTGCTAGTTTAACTACAGGTACTACTACAGCATCTACTGGTGGTAAAGATGCCGGTAGTGTGACTGTCTTAAATGCCGCTAGTGTGGGTGGCCACACACATACAGCTGTGGTTCCACATGCTGTTGCAAGATATATGGTTAAAACATAAGAGGGAAATAATGGAATATATAAAAATTCATATAGATGAAATGTTTCAAAAAATGATATTTTTTGAGTATAGACTCATAGAAGAAGACAAAAGTAATGATATGGTAAACAGAGCTTTTCCTTTTGCTAAGCTAGTAGAAAAAGAGCCGCACATAGAAGAATTAGTTAAAGGTACTATAATTGGTATCTATTATGAGCAACGTGGTTCTAATATTACTACAGAACGTCAATGGATTGATAAATCAGAACCGCTAGATCAAGATACAATCGACTATATTGTAAGTCTAGCTAAAAGAGTATGTGTTAATATGGTTTATGACGAAATACTAAAACCACCTACTATTGATGAACAGGTTGAGGATTTTATAAAAGAATTTTTTGAAGAGGGTGATTCAGAACCTTTAGAGCAAAAAGACTTTTTAGCGGAATTTTTTGAAGAACTTTCTGATGATAAACAAGATGTTAAAGATACTAATACTATATCATCACAAATAAAAAATAAATTTGATAATACTACTTTAAAGCAGAAAGACTTTTTATCAGAGTTCTTTGAGCAATTAGATGATGAGTAGTTAAGGAGCGAATATGGCGCTTACGCGTATTACATCTACAGTTTTAGAAGCGAATGCAGTTAATGCAGAAAAAATGGCTAATGGTTCGTTAACTACTAGACTTTATGGTATAAAGTCTATACCTTTATCTGCTCTATCTGATGAAGCTAATACTGCATCGGCGGAAACTCGTCTAGACGCTAATATAAATTTATTACAGACAAATCTTAATGTTGTTCACGCCAATGTAGTAGCTGCTCAGGCTAATATAATATCTGCTAATACTGCTATGGCTGCAAATGCTGCGGCTAACGATTTTTTAACATATACTAGTTTACTTAGTGCTATAAACGCTACTACTAATAATACTAACATTATTTCAGCTAACGTTGAGTTTGTAGAAAATAGAAGAATATCTAATCTTGCAGGTGCTGTATCCACTATTAGTAATTTAAATCTAACAGCGTCTCGTGCTGTAGTATCTCTTGCTAATGGTAAAATAGGAATATCTGATGTTACAGCTACAGAAATTGGATATTTAGATGGTGTTACCAGTGCTATTCAGACCCAACTTGGTACTGGAAGTACAGATACTACAGCATTAGAGGCTAGAAGAGTAGCTAATATCGCTGGTGCAGTATCTACTATTACTACTACTGATCTAACAGCATCTCGTGCTATGGTATCTGATGGTAGCGGTAAGGTAGCCATATTAGCTTCTGTTACTTCTACAGAGTTAGGTTATGTAGATGCTACTTCATCTATACAAACTCAGCTTAATGCAGGTGTTACAAAAATAAATCAAACTACAGATAATGTAAATCAAACTTCAACTAATGTAGCTGCTATAGTTGCCGGAACTACAGGCTTTACTGGGCAAGTTACTATGGCAGATGATTTAGTCATTCAAGGTAATTTAACAGTACTTGGTGAGAGTGTTACTGCTAATACTATTAATGCTGTTATACAAGATAGATTTCTTATGCTTGCTAACTCTGCAACAGGAGCCCCTTCTGCTGATGTAGGTATCTTTATGAATAGAGGTAATGAGGGTAATGCTGCTATTTTCTATGATGAATCTACTAAATCATTTACTATGGCAGAAACTAGAGATCCTGATGCTAATGTTGTTATAAGTCCTACAGGTTTAGCTAACTTAGCAGTAGGTACGTTAAAATATAATGGTGCAGACTTAAACACTGCTATTACTGATAATAGGTCTGGTGCTATTTCTACAGTGTATAAAGACAATCTTACCGTTTCTCGTGCTTTAGCTTCTGATGGTAGTGGTAAGATTATTGTTTCCGATGTTACTAGTACAGAACTGGGTTATTTAGATGGTGTTAGTTCTGCTATACAGACACAGCTTACAGCAGAAGTAGCGGTATCTACTGCTATTGAAGCTAGAAGAGTTGCAAATATAGCAGGCGCTGTATCTACTATTACTACTGCTGATCTAACAGCTTCACGAGCTGTAGTATCTGATGGTAGTGGTAAAGTAGCAATATCAGATGTTACAGCTACAGAAGTTGGATATTTAGATGGTGTTAGTAGCGCTATTCAAACTCAATTTAATAATACCAATGCTAGTTTAGCTGATAACTCTACTCGTATTGCTGCTACAGAAACTAAACGCGTAGCAAATATAGCAGGCGCTGTAGCTACTATTACTGATCTAAACCTAACAGCATCGCGTGCTGTAGTATCTCTTGCTAATGGTAAAGTAGGAGTATCTGATGTTACAACTACAGAAATTGGATATTTAGATGGTGTTAGTAGTGCTATTCAGACACAACTAGATACTAAAGGAAGTACTGCAGGATTTCAAGCTAATGACTATATAACATTTCAAAGACTAAATGCTAATATTAACATAGTCTCTGCTAATGTAGCATTAGGACTAAAACAACTTATAAACGTATCTGCAAGTGCTGATGGAGAAGGAACAGGAAGTAATAACTTTTTTGTAGCTACTCCTCCAGGAGGCAATCCTGTGGCTATTAATAACGTTGTAGTAACTCTTAATGGAATTACACAGACTAAAACAACTGATTATATATATACTCCTGCATCTGGTAAAGTTACTTTTACTGACGCAGCTATTCCGTCAGGTTTGACTGTACAAATTGTAACTCTTAATCCGCCAGCCTAATGAAAAAATATAGACAACTAACAACAGAACTAACTTTCAGATGTAATGCTAAGTGTCCTGCTTGTCATAGAGTTAAACCTCTTCGTGTTAACTTAAATGATAAGAAATATACTATATCATTAAGTAAATTTAAAGAACTATTTTATCCTGAGTTACTTAGAAACTTAGACTGGTTAGTTATTAATGGTAATTTTGGTGATTCTGTAATGAATAAGCAGTTTCGTGAAATTATAACATACGTTAAAGAACACGATACAAGAATATTAATTCATACTAATGGAGGTATTCATGGTCATGACTATTGGACAGATGTAGGTAATATACTAACAAAACGTGATATAATTAATTTTGATATGGATGGTTTATCAGACACTCATTCAAAGTATCGTATTAATACTAAATTTGAAGATGTATTTAGTAATGCTTGCTCGGTTATTAAAGCAGGTAATGCACAAGTGCATTGGAAATATATTGTTTTTGAACATAATAAACATCAAGTAGAAGAAGCTAGAAAAATGGCTTTAGATCATAGTTTTCATACTTTTTCTACTGTTAAAACTTCAAGAGATGTATTCGCACCTAAAACAGGTAATTTTGTACATTCTAAAAAGAATAAAGAAAATATGGACAATGCTGAACGTGTTATTAAGTGTGTTTGGGATAATTGGGGTAAATGGTATATCTCTCCAGAAGGCCTAGTGTTTAGATGTTGTTGGACTGGTGGGCATTACTATGATGAACAACAATCTCGTTTTTATTACCCACCTAAATTCGAAAATTTATTTAATGGGCTTCATGTACCTTTAGAAAAGATTTTAAGTTATGAGTACTGGACTAAGCTACAAAACTACTTAAAAGGCTATGATAGATCATTTAAACTTTGTAAGTCTCAGTGCGGTAAGATAGTATCTTCTATTGAGAAAACAGAAGAAAACTTAGCAACAGGGCAACGAACATTTTTTGACTCAGATAATCAAATGGGAAACTAGTTTAATACTAAGATTAAAAATTTGCCATAACCATAATTTTAAAGTATTCTACATGTAAGAATTAATTTGTAAAGGATAAGCTATGAATAAAGACGGACACACTGATGTTGCATCCTCTAAACGTATGATGCAAACTATTATTGAAGACGCCAAAGATATACTGAACGCTCTTCCTTCAGATGAAGAAGCTTCGTTACCTACTTGGTGGACTAACAAATTAGCTGTTTCTTCTGCTTATATTAATTCTGCTAGAGATTATTTAGTTTATGGTTCTGATACTGGTGATACTCCTGTAACATCGACTTGTGATGATTGCGATATGGAAGATTGCCAATGTGATGAAATAGAAGAAGTTATAGAAGATATAATGGATGAGATGCAAGAAGTGACTGAAGTATTAGATGATGATATGATGCCTCCTTCTTACAGATATATAACTAATGCCTCTTAAAAGAGGTAAGTCTAAAAAGGCTATCTCAAAGAATATAACAGAGCTAATGAAAAAACCCTCAAAGGCTCGATCTAAAGGCGTTAGTACTTTAGCAAAAAGATT